AATGGCATACCATGTACTTCTTTCCATACAGTGTTTGTAGTTTCTGTGCTAAACAAAAACCAATCTGAACCAGTAGTAACTTCTGTTTGAATATATATTGGTACTTGGAATAAACCAGCTAACATTGGCAATAATATAATTGAGAATATGCAGGTCAAGGCAATGATACGCCTTGTCATGCTAAAGAAGTTTGGATTTCCCATCTGTCTAATCTTATCTCTAGATTTTTCTACAAAGTCTGCTCTTTGCATTAACATCTTCTGTTGTTCTTGTTGAGCATTGGCTCTAGCACCCATGATCTGCATTATGCCACCCAGCAATGAACTACCTAAAAGATTTAAAATTTCAAAACTCATGAATTCCACCATGTTAAAAATGCTATACCAATAGTTCCGAGAAATGCCAATGTCTTAAATACGCCTCTACCTTGAGCCACTATTTGTTTTAGCTCAACAATATCTTTTGTGTTTTGATCGACTGCTTTTTTAAGACCAATAATCTCACGCATCAATATTTCATTTGTTACTTTCATATAGAAAGTCTATCTGATTTACAGGCATAAAAAAAGGGTAGACTTGACATCTACCCTTAATGTAGTTTTGAGTTTTACTTATCGACTCTGCCTTGAGTACCATTATCAGTGATAAACCTAGCTTTCCTTACTGGGTCATTACCCATAATTACATTAGTGCATAACTCCTCAACTGTTTTATCTTCTAATGTTGACTCTATTTGTTTGACTCTGCTATCCCAACATCTCCCTTTGATTAAGTATGGTTTAGTTTTGTACTTAACAGACTTTTCTATAACTGCCACTTTCATTAGTTCATTGAGCCTAGCATTTAATATGCTACGCTTATGTTTTGGGAACGCCCTGTCAAAGTATTCAATCATCTTATTCTTTTTGAAAGTCCAATAAGGTTTGACTCCATCAGGCTCACGCCAACCATCTGCAATTAAAACTTTTAACATTTTATCTTGCAAAGTCTTTGGAGTTTCTTTTTCTTTATCAAAGAAAGAAAGATAATATTCTTTTATTTTTTTTGTTTCTTTAGCAGACCCCATTTTTTTTACTGGTGAACTACTGTCTAATTTATATTTTTTATGTTTCATGATTTTCTCTTTTGTTATGCAAGATAATTTATTTACCTTACTTATATATACGATAGCACATTATGGGTACAATGTTAATAAAAAAATAATATAAATTACTTTATAAATCAATAACTTACATAGCAAAATAAATTTGACATTCTTACCCATATTGTATATACTTATATATAAGAGTGAGAAAAAGATACTCTATAAAAAGTCGTTGGGAATCGCCCAATGGGAACTGGTGAGATTAGGTGACAGGAATAATCTACAAGCCCAAAGGATTCCGAGCTGACAGGAAGTCTGCCCCAACATATTTAAGGTAAGTCCATAAATGGCTATGGATACTGCTTTAAAGATTTGGTTGGTGATTTTTTACTAGGAGCAAATATGCAAATACAAAAAATCATAAATAAAAAAGTAGACCGAGAGGACTACGATCAATTTATTAATCCTATTCATCAAAAAATGAAAGATGAAAATGATAACAAGAAACCAACATTCAAAGAATGTATTTCAGTTATCAAAAGACTCTATCGTTTAGAGATGAATAAGCCTTTACCAAAACATTACGAGTTCAAAACCACATCAGGTAATAGACATACTTGGTGCAGATCAAGAACTTGGAAAATAAATTCTCAAACTACTTGGGAAGATATTATCCACAAGTCTTGTCATTGGATTGAGTATCGTAAGTATGGCTCAGATGCTAAGATACATAATCTTAATTCATTTAGAATGGAAAAAAGATTTGTTGAATATGCTTATAAACATAAGTGGCACTTGGGTGCTTTGATAAAGGCGACCAAAACAAAAGTTGAAGTCAACAAAGATGCTTTGATGATTGACAGACTTGAGAAAAATATAATTTCTTGGGAAAAGAAAATCAAAAAGGCAAATACTTTCATCAAGAAGTATTCTAAACAATTAAAATACTACAAGAAGAAAGTTGCCAATGGCATTGTTGCTAAACCTAGAGCCAAAGGTTATAAGATAGAATCTTATAAACAAAAAGCTGAAAGGTTGCTTGAGCTTAATCCTAATATTGAGCTTGACCCATTTTACGAATATGGTGGAGAACAAAAATTCTTTCCATGTAAAATATTTCAAGTGAATGATGAACATTGGGATAATGAGCATAACGAGGAATGGTGTAGTGCAGACCACGAACACTATTCTTGGAAATCATTATATGAAGAAATACTTTATTATAGTGTAAATAAATAAAATCAAATCACCAACCAAATCAATAAATACACATAATGGGTTTGACCTATAACCCATTATGGTGTAATGTTAATAAAAAAATTATTATAAAGGAGCAAAATTATGGATTTTGATAAAATTATAAACGAGTGCAGGAACAGATGTATCTTATACAAAGGTGGGAAACTACCAAAAGAAAACTACAACGAGAAAGATTACCAGTCTGATTCTGATGTAGCTGATTACTATACAAGATTAAAAGAGAGAAAAAATGTCTAATAGCCCATTTGATGATGATGAAGATTTAATTAATAAACCCAATCACTATAATCAAGGTAGGATTGAGGTGAGTGATTTTATTTTAGATCAGAAGATGAATTTCCTAGAGGGCAATATAATTAAATATATTTCTAGGTATAAAACAAAGAATGGCATTGAGGATTTAAAAAAGGCTCGGTGGTATTTGAATAAACTTATAACAGAGGTAAACGAGAAAGAATGAAATCACAAAATGAGAAAATATTAAAAGACTTGCTGAAAGGTAAGAAAATAAACCCAATGATAGCATTATCTAAATATGGTTGTTTTAGGTTAGCCAGTAGAATAAATAACCTTAGATCAGATGGATATAAGATTGTGACAAGAATGATATCGAATCCTGATGGTAAACAGTTTGCTGAGTATTATATAGAGGGAAAAACAAAATAGGGTATATTGTTAGCCATTTATAATAAAATGGTCAAAAACGAGCTATTAGAGAGCCTCAGAGCAACTAAAAGATATACCATAAAGAGATACTTTGTTTGCGTTCCACATTAGATCATTGCTATCCATTCTCATAATAGCTTTAGCGCTATCATAGATAATAGCTGAATCATTGGCTAAAGCACTTTTTAATGGTGGCTCTATCTCTACTGTAGCTTGTCCACTTCCATTAGAAGTGCAGTTTGCTGTAACCATATGTAGTTTTTGAGTAGCACCTGAACCAAACTGTATGTAATCACCAACCTTAAATATCAGGGTACTAGCATTAGCGCCCTCAATAGCAATACTATATGCGCCTACAGAATGTGCGCCATTGACATTAATTGTAGAGGTTAATCCACCTCTGATCGTTTTAGCATCAGGGTCGCCAATAGCAAATGTTCCAAATCTACCATGCAACTGCATAAAAAATACCTGCCATTGAACTGCTTGTTCTCTATTCATGGGTGGTAAGGTAACTGTAGTAGTCCACATTGAACCACCATGTTCTGCTGATTGTTGAGCATAAGTAAATGGACTGGTCGTAACAGAAATAGAACGAGTTATAACCCATTCACTTGTTGTAAAGTTTGGACTAGTAGGCATTGTTAAAGGATAACTAGGTTGAGTCATTATGCACCAAATGTCCTAGCAAAACTGCCACCACGACTCCTTGCCTCACCAACAGCAGATACAGTTTCTTGCTTAATTTGAGGCATTAGGTTCATCACCTCTGCCCTAACAGTTGGAACGACACCTGTCGCAAAATTTAAAGATTGGTTTATAACTATTGAACCACCACCACCTAATTGATTGTTAGGTATTATATTTCCAGCAGTTCTAGGTACAAAAACTTCAGCTCCTTTTTCTCCAACCATTATTGGATTTGAACCACCTGTAAATCCACCTTTAGCAAATCCCATCAATGAGGCTATTGAACTCCCAACAACACTACCCAAATCAAATCCACCACCACCTGATCTTGATTTTTCTGCCTCTCGTTGCTTACCTATATATGTATCTAAAGCTCCAGTCAATGATTCAATAATTGGTTTCATAATTAACATCTGAGTTATAGTAGCAACAATTTCAGCTACAACATTTTGAAATATAGACTTCATTGCATCTTTAAAATCTTCTCCTTTAGCAATAGAATCACCAAAAGCCTCTGATATAGACTCACCTGCATCTTGGAAAGTTTCTTTTACTGAATCAGTTATTTCAACTAATTGTGCAAAAGTTACTATTTGTGTATTTGTATCTTTAACATTTTTTTTAACTATTTCAGTTTGTTTTTGAATTCCTTTTGCCATCAAATTTATAAAAAAAAGTGCCTCTTCAACTGTGATATTACTTTTTACTTGAGCCTCTTCTTGATCTTTTAATCTCTTTCTGTATTTATCCATCATATCTATATAGTCATTAATAATAACTACACCAGCTATAAACATAGCGTGGAATTTAGTAAAATTCATAACTATAGTTGCTAAGACAGAACCAGCAATAAACGCACCGAATGCTTTAATTGCTACTGTAATTTTTTCAAAATTCTCAATCACTGATACAGTAATATCAGATAAACTTTGACCAACTTCTCTACCAAATTCTTTAATTCTTTTTTCATTATCTGCTAACGCATCATTTAGATTGCCAAATTGTTTTTTTAATTCACCAAACCAAGCATCAGCGATTGCTTTTTTAAATGTAAATAATTTATCTTGTAGCATTGATAATGTACCAGTAAGCGTTTTAGCAAATTCGTTTGTTGCCTCACCAAACTCACCACCCTCACCAAATACTTCTTTAAACCTTGTTATTGTGTCATTTACAGAAACAGTTACTCCTGCCTCAAAACCAAGCATTGCTCTAACGCCTCGTTCCCTAAATACATCAGCACTGGCAATACCACCAGCAAAAGACCTCTGAATTTGCTCGGCAGTTTGTTGGAAACTCAGACCTGTTGCAGATGCAACATTACCAGTGATCTGTAACATCTCAGCAAGTTCTTCTGCATCAGAAGAAACTACTGCTAAATTTCCTGATGCTTGTTGAATTTCTTGTAATTGAAATGGAACTTTAGATGCAAATTTTACCATTTCATCAAATGCTTTTGCGCCCTCTTCAGCACTACCAAATAAAAGTTTTAATCTAACTTGTAAATTTTCAATTTGAATACCAGTATCAGCTATGCTTTTGATTGCGATTGCACCAAAAACACCACCTAAAATGCCACCAAGTTTTAATGCTCGTGAGCCTATTTTAGACATTGAAGTAGCAAGATTCTTAAATGAGCCTTGCATTTTTTTACTAGAATTTTTGACTTCTTTATTAGCTTGAGCCATACCTTTTTTAAGGTCGCCTAAGTCTGCCTCAATCTTTACTATCAGTTTATCTAATTCTGTTGCCATATTTAATTATCAGGGTATCTTTCCATTAATTCTGCTAATTCATCTTTATTCATTGTAGATGATTGCTTACCAGTATTATATTCTTTGAAACCATCAATGGCTAGTGTAATTTCTGCTATTGACATATTGTAAAATTCTGATGGTTGAATACCCATCATTCCTATACAGACTTGAATCCACCTTTCTAGTGGCAACTCATAATTATCGTTATCTATAATTCGCTTTTTTTTTGATCTATCTCATCACCACTACTTAACGCTAATGCTAATAAATCACCACACATTTTTATAGCATCAACTAAACCCATCTGATTAATAAGTGCTTTGACATCATTATCTTTTATATCATTACCACCACCTCTGATCGCTAGAGTTAAGATAATTAAAACATCATTCATAGGCACATCTGCCTCAGATAATTTTGTAGCAACTTTCATGATAGATTTACCTAATGCAGACTCAATGCTCATAACAACATCAAGTGTCATTTTAGCTTTGTAGTCTACATTATTTGGAAAGTTTAGTAGTTTCTCTGCTCTTATTTGACTTGGACTCATTTATTTTTACCTCAATTTTAATCGTTTCATCTCTATCACCCACATTATTCAAAGATAATACAGGTGATGTTTTTCCATCAATAGTTACTTCAAGAGTGTTCTCATATCCTTTAAAAAAAGGAATTTCAATTTCATTGCCATTGACAAGGCAAGTATGTTCCTTTTCATTAATAGATATTTTCTTTTCAATCCACATATTAGACTGTCGCTATTGTTACTGCACCAGCAGATTCAAAGCTCATAGAATATTGAACTGAATCATTATAAGTACCACTGTATTCAATAGATGTTACTTGGAACGCACCAGTAAATGTATTGTAATCAGGTACTAAGAATTGAAAATTACTAAATGTTGTAGCTGAAAATGCTGTTAAAACAGATTGTTCAGATGCTCCATCTGTAAATACTCCACTTCCTGAAATAGAAAATGATTTAATTCCTGCGTTTGCTAGAAGAGTTCTCACTCTTGCTGAATCTTTATTTGTTACATCAATAGTTTCAGAATTGATAGATATACTTGTATCTCTTAGACCTGCTACAGTTGTAAAAGTTTCAGGTGAACCAGCGTTACCAATTTTGACTAATAATGCACTACCTTTTTGTACTGCCATTTATATTACCTCTTAAATTAACTATCAAATATAGTAAAATCTACATTCACTATACCATGTCTTGTTATCCCATCAACCTCTGTTAATGTGACTGCGTTTACAACATAGCTCATAACACTACTTGCACCACTTACGCTTATTGTAGCATTATTCAATAGATTGTAAATTCTTTCCATTATTTCCTTGATCTCTTTCTGTCCACGATATTGTGACCATACATCAATATCAACATTGTAGACATTACCATCAAGAGTTTTTGTGCCGACATCTCTCATTGTTTCAAGACCAATAATTACATATGGATATGCTGTGTCTTGAGGCGCTATGCTGTCAAATATTTTATTATTACCTATTAGACCATCTAAGGTGCTATCTCCTGATAACAGAGAATATATAGCTGATTGTAGATCGAATGAATGATATCCCATTATCTAACCTTTGCTGGTGCAACCTTAATTGGTTTAAATTGTTTATCTATAGAAACTTGTTTAGCAATTTTATTAGCAAATACTCTTGCTTTAAGGTATGCAATAGACTCATCTCCCATAAATGGTCTATCTAAAACAAGTTCTAGTCTTGCTGAATAGTCCATATTAGAGATAACTGTAGCACTAGGTTTATTACTTGCTGTTGCAAGTTTAGTCGTAATAGAGTTAATTAATCTACCAGTATCAATAGCTGGTGGATTACCTTGTGAAGATGCAACATGAGTTTTCTTGCCTCTTGGGTATTCTCTACCATCTTTAGGTGTTTGTTGCATACTTCTCATAATATCGTTTCTAAAATTAGTTGCTACTCTGTTTACATGCCTTGAGGCATTTAACTGATAAAGTTTTTCAGCTTTTATTACATTTTTCTCTATGTTAGAAAACATAGAAACTTTTATACCTTGTTTAGCCATTATGTAGCTACCCCCTCAGTTGCTATTATTTCTTGATATCTCTCTTTGCCCTCATCAACAATTTGTATGCTGGTGATATCAAACGCCTTAGACCTATAATATAACCTATATTTAGGTGTTAGTGCTGAATAGTACCTGATTGTGAACTTAAATCCTTGTGTTGCCCTTAATTGATCTCCAAATAGACCCTCTGAGCCTGATAATGGCTCTACTTTAGACCATACTGTTGCTTGTGTTGAATAGGTTGATGATTGAC